GGCGCTGCAGGCAATGTCGGCCTGGTTGTTACTGTTGCGCTGTCAGGCAATAGCGCAAGTGGGCAGGTCGGTGATGTTGCGTTTGTTCCGCAGCCGATTCTGCTTATTGATGATACGCACGATGGGCGCCGGTTTAAAGAGCAGCTAGAACGCGATAAAAAACTCAGGAAAAAGCAAAAACAACAAATTCTTGATGCTTTTGAGCGAATTGTCGAGGGGCGGCCGGAAATCGCCGAAGAAATTGCCGCGCCTTACGTCGTTACAAGGCCAAAAACAAAAGCCGCGCCTATCAAGCAAACTATCAATTTTGACGCATTATTTGCTGATCTTGATAGAGTGCAGCGGATTTGGGAAACGCACTTAGAAATGGATGATGAGGACGTTTTGACACTATTATGAGAAAAAGCTACGTGCAAATCAATGGCGAACTGATTGAGAAAACAGACAGTTATCAAGATCCGCTGGCGCCGATCGTGATGCCGGATATCCAGCCCTATAAATCCATGGCAGACGGCAGCATGATTACGAGCCGCAGCCAGCACCGCGATCATTTGCGCCAACATAATTGCATCGAAATCGGCAACGAAAAGATGGAAAACAAGCCCGCGGCGCAGGTAAAGGACAACCGCCGTGATATTTTGCGCGCACAGCTTGCCAATATGACGCATGACCAGGCTAATAAAATACTCGCCAAAGCGCGAGATGATTTACGTTTCACCCGTCGTTAAACCAACCCCCACAGGGAGAAGCAAAAATGCCAGACTTGAATGAGATAGTGCCAGTCGAAAATCCAGATGCGCGCCGTGAATTGCTAGAAAAGCAGTTTGATGAGGCAGAAAGCGCTGCGCCAGAGCCGGCGCAGTCGCAGCCTGCGCAAGCCGAAAAGCCGCGCGATGAAACCGGCAAATTTGCCAAAACGACCGCAGCCGCGCCGGCTGAGGCAAAACCGGATGATGAGCCGGTATGGCGTCGGCCACCGGCGAGCTGGAAAAAGGACTATCACGAAGTCTGGCAAACCGCCGACGACAGGCTAAAACAATACGCATGGCAACGCGAAAACGAAATGAAGGCCGGCGTTGAGCCGTTGCTGACAAAAGCACAGTTTGCCGACCAAATGCAGGAGGTTTTGAGCCCTTACATGACCACCATACAAGGGCTGGGGATTGACGCGCCGAAAGCGGTCAAGGCACTGATGGAGGCCGACCACGCGCTGCGCTATAGCACGCCGCAGGAAAAACGTCAATATTTTGCTAGACTGGCGCAGTCGTACGGTGTAAATTTAAACGAAATGGGCAACGACCTGCCACAACAGGTTAATGTTGATCCGACAATTTACGCACTTCAAAACGAATTAAATAATGTTCGTGGCGAAGTGATGGGCTGGAAACAACAGCAAGAGCAACAACAGAACCAGGCCCTTTTGGGCGAAATCAACAATTTCAGCCAAAAGGCCGAGCATTTTGAAGAAGCGCGTCCGACCATGATCCAGCTTTTACAAAGCGGCATGGCAAGCGATCTTGAAGATGCGTACGAAAAAGCAATACGCCTTAATCCAGAACTTTTTGATGCAGTTCAACAAAGCCAACAAGCTAAAGTTGATGCAGAAAAAAGAGCTCAAGCGAATAGCGCGGCTAAACGGGCAAGGGCGGCAGCGGTGAGCGTTAAAGGTTCCACACCCGGAACGGTTACGAATACCAAAGCGCAAGATCGCCGGTCGTTACTTGCCGAACAATTCGACAATATTAGCGACCGACTCTGATAATTTTTTTTAGGAGCTTTAATTATGGCTTTTGCCAATAGCTCGATCAGCGACATCATTGCGACTAACATTCAAAGTCGTTCGGGTGAGCTGGCCGATAACGTTACAAATAACAATGCGCTTCTGCGCCGCCTTAAAGAACGTGGCAACGTCAAAACGTTTTCCGGCGGTAACGTAATTTTGCAAGAGGTGATGTATAACGACAGCACGACCAACAACACCAACAGCTATAGCGGCTATGAAGTGTTGAACGTCAGCCAAAACAGCCCGATCAGCGCGGCGCAGTTCAGCATTACGCAATATGCGGCGGCGGTTTCGATCAGCGGTCTGGAGATGATCCAGAACAGCGGCAAGGAAGCGATTATCGACCTGCTGGACGGTCGCATGAACGTTGCCGAAGCGCAGCTGATGAACCGTATCGGTTCGGACATTTACCTGGACGGCACCGGCAACTCTGGCAAAAACATTACCGGCCTTGGCGCTGCTGTGCCGGATAGCCCCAGCACCGGCACCTATGGCGGCATTAACCGCGCCACGTGGTCGTTTTGGCGTTCGGTTGCTTATTCCGGCGTGACGAACGGCGGCGCTGCCGTGACTGCTTCCAACATCCAGCAATATATGGATGCGGTTGCTGTTCAGCTGATCCGCGGCACCGACAAGCCCGATTTGATCGTTGCCGATAACAACTATTACCGTCTGTATCTGCAGTCGTTGCAATCCATTCAGCGCATTTCTGATTCGGGTTCCTCGATGGCCGGCGCTGGCTTTGCTTCGCTGAAGTATTACGGCGCGGGCATGGCTTCCGACGTTGTGCTTGACGGCGGTATCGGTTCTGCTGCCACTGCCAATCATATGTGGTTCTTGAACACGAAATATATTTTCTTCCGGCCGCACGTTGACCGGAATTTCGTACCGATTGGCGGCGAGCGCCAAGCGGTTAATCAAGACGCGATTGTTAAACTGATTGGCTGGGCGGGTAATATGTGCTCAAGCGGTCCGCAGTTTAGCGGTGTGCTGATTGCGTAATTTTTAGAAATTAAGGAGAAATAATTATGGCTTATTCAGTAACCCCGCTGATTGGTGTTGATCTGAACAATATTGTTCCGACCAATACCAACTCTGCCGGCACTGCTGTGCCGACTTTTGGCCCGCTGGGGACTCAGGTTTTTGGCTCTGACGGCAAGCGTTATGTGCTTGCGCAGGCTAATGCTTCGATCTCAGCGTCAACCACTGTGTGCGATATCAACGCAACAACCTTTCTGGTTGCCGCGTCTGGTGGCGCTTACACCAGCCCCGCTGTCGCTCTGGTGAGCGGCGATGTGGCGTGGTTTGGCAAAGCGTCGGTGTAAATATTGGGCGGGGTTAATTCCCCGCCCTTTTTTAAGGAATAAAGAATATGTCGCTCCCCTCACGCGTTTTGGCAGCTGGCTCAAGCCCGTTGCTTTCGACCACGATTTGCGGTGATGTTGGCAACACGCTGACCGCTGCTGGCTCATCCACTACCGATGCGCTACAACTTGCCGCCGTTCACAATCGAGTATCGACAACTGCATCGTCAACTGGCGTTAAATTGTTGCCTGCTGAAGCCGGCGCAATAATGACGGTTGCAAACGATGGCGCAAATACTTTGACTGTTTACCCGGCCACCGGCTCAACGATTGACGGCGCTGCGTCTGTTTCGATTGCAACAACGAAACGTCGTATTTTTGTTGGTATCAGCCCGACCGTTTGGGTATCTATTCTCGGCGCTTAATGACAATTCCGTCGCGTGTTTTGGGTGCTGGTGCTTCTCAACTTATGACCGTTGCCATTTGTGGCGACGGCGCTGATGATTTGACGGCCACCGGATCAACTAGCGCGGATGCGTTGCAGCTAACAAAAATTTATAACTCAATTGATGCGGCAACCGCTGGAACTGGCGTAAAACTGCCGCCCACTCAAATGGGCACAACTATTTTTATTGCCAATTCTAGCGGTAGCGCGATCAAGGTTTATCCATACGAAGCAACAACAACGATAAATCAATCAGCATCCGCATCCATTTCAAAAGATCACACCAGCATATTTTTTGCTGTAACAAATTCGATTTGGTATAGCATCAATGGAACTAAAACTTAATTTTCCCCACAGGAGATAGCAAAATGGCTTTAGATAGCGACATTCAGAATGCAGATTCGCACTTGCACGTTGAGTTTTATTTGAACGATCAAGGCGATTACAAGGCAAATCCGAAAGAGTTTGTGCGGATTATTGTGCCTGGTGACAAAACAAATGTCGTTGATCAGCCTGTGCGAGAAGATCATAAAGAGCGTTTTCCGCGTCAATATCTTTATTGGAAAATGCAAAGTTCTGATGCGTCTGCTATCGGCACTCCGTTGGAAAAGTGGAATACAGACTTCCCCGAGGAACTGAATTCTCATCAAATGGCAGAACTGCAGATTTTGAAATTTCAAACTGTTGAGCAAATCGCCACTGCCACTGATTCACAGATACAGCGCGTCGGTATGGGCGCATCTGGCTTGCGCGAGAAAGCGCGCCTGTATTTGACCAAAAAAAACAAATCGCAAAGCGATACCGAACTGGAAGAAACGCGCGCGCAGCTCAAAGAATTGCGAGAGCAAATGGCCATGCTGATGGAGGCTCGCAAGCCTGGGCGCCCGCGCAAAGAGGCCGAGGCCGCTTAGAAAGGTTGAATTATGTCTAGCACGATGTTGCAGCTTGTGCAGCAGGTTACAAATGAGCTCGGCGTTTCGACGCCGACATATGTGGCTGGCAACACTAATCAAGATGTAACGCAGATTTTAGCGTTGATGAACGCAACTGGTTATGAACTGCTGCGCCGACACAATTGGCGTGCGATGACAAAGCAACACGGATTTTATACTCAATACCTGACCACGACCGGAAACTGGACCACCGCAGCGCGCACAATTACGGGAATTCCAAGCACTGCCGGTCTAGATGCGACTTATCAAGTGCAAGGCACTGGCATCAACCAAAATACTTATATCGTGTCGGTTGATAGCGCAACGCAGGTGACCGTCAATCAAGACTTTGCAGCCGCTGGCGGCGTTGACGCAACCGCCTATTTTCAGAAAATCCGATATAGCCTGCCCAGCGATTACGAGGCGCTTATTCCGCGCACGATGTGGGATAAGTCAAAGCATTGGGAAATGCTCGGCCCCGAGGATGCGCAGCAATGGGAGTGGTTGTTGTCAGGTTATATCAGCACTGGCCCGCGCATCCGCTGGCGTTTGCTTGGCAATTATTTTCAAATTTGGCCCGGTATGTCTACGGCAGAAAGCCTTGGATTTGAATATCGCAGCAATGGATGGGCAGAGGCGGCAGACGGCACTGTAAAAACCAGTTTTACGGCAGATACAGACACCACGATATACCCAGATCGTTTGATGGTGCTTTCTACAAAACTCAAGTATTTTGAAGCTAAAGGTTTTGACACCACCGCGATGTATCGCAACTATTTAATGGAACTGGAAGCTGCGATGGCGCTAGATATGTCAAGCGCGAACCTAAGTTTTGCGCCGCGGCCTGGCACTGTGTTGATCGGCTACGACAATATACCGGACACCGGATATGGCCCGAACTAGAGGCGTCAATCAGCTGGTGCAGCGAGCAGCTGCCCGCGTGGCGTCTATTCCGGCGCCAGTGGGCGGCTGGAACGCGCGCGACTCCATCGCAAACATGGAGCCATTAGACGCGGTGCAGTTAATAAATTTTTTCCCCACTGTTAGCAATTGCGTTTTGCGCGGCGGCTCAACAAACTGGGCAACCGGCATGACTGGGCAAGTGCAAAGCCTGATGGTTTACAGCGGCGGCACTTCAAATAAGATGTTTGCCGCTGTTGGAGCGCCTGATTTAAAGTTTTATGACGTCACAACTGCAGGTGTTGCGACCGCCACCAGCGTAACAGGGCTTACTAATGCAATTTGGGAATACGTCAATATAACGACCTCCGGCGGCCATTATTTGTATACCGTCAACGGCTCAGATAAGCCGCGCCTTTACGATGGCACCACTTGGACGGCAATAGATAGCGCATCAACGCCTGCAATAACCGGAGTTACAACAACAACACTATCAAACGTCACGCTGTTTAAAAATCGTTTGTGGTTTATTCAAAAAGACACGCTAAAAGCATGGTATCTGCCGACCAGTTCAATCGGCGGCGCTGCGCAGGTTTTGGATTTATCAGCAATTGCCAAGTTTGGCGGCCATCTGGTCGATTTGGACACCTGGACCATTGATGCAGGGTATGGCGTTGATGATAATCTTGTTTTTGTGACCAGCAATGGCGAAGTTATTGTTTATCGAGGCACCGATCCCTCTAGCGATGCCACTTGGGCGCTCGCGGGCGTCTGGAAGTTAGGCAGCCCGATCGGCAACCGGTCAATGTTGAAATGGGCTGGCGATCTGCTGATTTTGACTTATGACGGTTTGATGCCAATGGCGCAAAGTCTGCAATCTTCTCGGCTTGATCCTCGCGTTGCGCTGTCAAATAAAATACAAGGCGCAATTACTCAGGCAACAACCAATTACGGCGGCGATCATGCCGCTGTCGGTTGGCAGGTTTATTACAACGCAAAACGAAATGCAGTCTGGATAAATGTGCCAATTGCTGAAGGCCAGCAAGAGCAATACGTGATGAACACTATCACGCGAAGCTGGTGCCAATTTCAGAACTGGCCTGCTAATTGTTGGGATACGCTAAACGATAACCCGTATTATGGCGGTGATGGCGTTGTTGTCAAAGCGTGGGATGATACTTATTCTGATGGTGCATCAAACATTTTTACAAACGTTTTCCAAGCATTTAATTATTTTGATAGCAGAGGCGTTAAAAAATATTTCACTAGAGCGCGGCCTAGTATTTTTACAAATGGCGCGCCTTCAGTTTTTGTTGGCATGAATGTTGATTTTGACGTCGAAGATACGGCGGCAACACTATCATTGTCCCCGTCATCTGTTGGTTTGTGGGATTCTGGAAGATGGGATTCTGCTTTTTGGGGTTCTGGTCTGGAAATTACAAACAATTGGCAAGGCATTACCGGCATAGGTTATTGCGGCTCTATACAGCTCAAGAGCGCAAGCAGCGGATTGCAGATTGAATGGGCATCAACAGATGTGGTATTTCAAACCGGATGGGCAGGTATATAGCATCAGGGCCGGATATCGGCCATTGGGTTGCAAAACACGTCGATGGCGGTTTTTTTGAAGGCAGGGCGACTGCTTTAGGATTGAAGCGAGATGATGAAATCATTGCCGGCGTCATTTATGAAAACTGGAACCATCAAAGCATCTGGTGCCATTTCGCAATTCAGGGGCAAATGACGCCGGCCTATTTGGCGGCAATATTTGATTACCCGTATAACGTATGCCAAGTGGAAAAAATTATTGTGCCGGTGGGCAGCGACAATGCGCAAAGCACAAAAGTGGTGAAAAACATGGGTTTTAAGGAAGAAGGCAGAATCAAGAACGGCAGGCCAAATGGTGACATTGTTTTTTACACGTTGCACCGTGATGATTGCCGGTTTTTAAATAATAGATACAGCAAAAGGATAGCAAATCATGGGTAAATCCTCTCCTTCGCCGCCCCCGGCACCGGATTACGCAGGCGCAGCTGCCGCACAAGGTGCGGCCAATTTGGAAACTGCCCAAGCTCAGGGCAGGATGAACAATCCGAACATCATCGGCCCTCTTGGCAGCCAGACTGTCACGTGGGGGACGCCTACTTTTAACCAAGCCGCGTATGATAGAGCGATGGCGGCTTATACGGCGCAACCGCAACGCGGCGCTGCGCCCGATCTTGGGCAATTCACACGAACCACCGGCGGCGGTGAAGATGGGCCAACTCAGACTGTTATTGACCAAGGCGCCTACGCAAAAGCGATGACGGATTGGGCGAATTCTGGTGTTGCCGGCCCTGCGCCGACGCGCGAGCAATTTACGACCAATGCGAACGCCGATCAGGCCACGATCACGCAAACATTGACGCCGGCCGCACAAGCCACGCTAGACGCTCAGCAACGTGTTCAGCGGGCTTTGGCCAACTTGGGCGAGCAAGGTCTAGGAACCGCAAGCAATGTGCTTGGGACGGCGTTTAATCCAAACCTGCCGGGCATTCAAACAGGCATCGGAAATGCAGGACAGATTGCGCAAACGCCCGATTTAGGCAGATACGGGCAGGCGGGCGCAAATGTTAGCGGCGGCCAAATAATGGAAACGCCCGATCTGGGGCGCTACGGCATGGCCGGCGCAAACGTCAGCGCGCAGGGCGTAAATTACGGACCGCAAGCCGGCCAATATGGAATGGCGCAAGGCGGCCCCGCCGGCAATCAATTCGGCACCGCTGGCGCTAATGTCGAACGCCAATTCGCCGGCGGCGGCCCATCGGCAGATCAATATGGACTGGCGCGAGGAAATATAAATTTCAATATGGCCAGAGGCGGTCCTGCTGCCGGGCAATATGGAATGCAACAGGGCGGCGTGCAAGGCCCGCAATTGCAGACTAATCTGGATGCGTCGGGGCAAATCAGCGGCGGCCCGCAGATGGGTATGTATGGGTTGGCGCAAGGCGGTCCTGCGGTTGGCCAATTGCAAACATCATTAGACACGTCCAATTTGGCCGCAATGCCGATCAATGCGGGCACTACGGCGCAGCAGGCGATTATGTCTCGATTGCAGCCGCAGCTAGAGCGCCAGCGCGCACAGCTTGAAACTCGACTGGCTAATCAAGGGCTAGTCCGCGGCGGAGAGGCATATAACGCCGCTTTGACCGAACAAGGGCAGCGGGAAAATGATCTGCTGTCACAAGCTGCTTTGCAGGGCATAAATCTTGACCTGGCTGCACGTCAGCAAGGGTTGGGAGAAGCGCAAACTTTGGGCGGTTTTGCAAATCAGGCGGCTTTGTCGCAATTTGGCGCCGGCCAGCAGGCCAACCAAGCGCAAAATGCAGCCATGCAACAGAATTATGCGCAGGCGATGGCGTCCGCACAACAGGGCAATGCCGCACAACAACAGGCGTTTAATCAGCGCGTGCAGGCTGGTGAATTCGGAAATGCCGCGCAAATTGCATCGTTTAATGCAGCGCTTCAGAACCAGCAAGCAGGCAATCAAGCGGCTGCGGCCAACTTTGCGCAGGCGCAGGCGGCGCAACAAATGCGAAATCAAGCTGCCGGCCAGAACTATCAGCAAGCACTGGGGGCTGGCCAGTTTGCCAATCAGGCTGCGGCGCAAAACTTTGCGCAAGGTCAGTCTGCACAACAACTTGCAAATCAAGCCGCAGCGCAAAACTTTGCACAAAATGTCACTGCTCAACAATTGCAAAATCAGGCAATTGCTCAAAATTTTGGTCAAGGTCAGGCTGCAAACGCTGCGCAAAATGCCGCAATCGGGCAAAATTTCGCTCAAGGATTGTCTGCACAACAGGCACAAAATGCAGCCGCGCAACAATACTATAATCAAATCATGGGAGAGCAAGGGTTCAGAAA